ACAACTCCTTCTTTTTTCATTATGATTGAGTACACATCCCCAGCCATCTCGCAGCCGAAGCATCTGAACCCACCATTGTCTATGTTTAAACGCGCTGACTTAACTCTATCACCATGGAAGGCGCAACGCACGGTAATCCACCCATGTCGGACAGGTATTTCAAACCCATAATGTTCTAATACAGTAACAATGTCGTGCTTTTTATCAGAGTTTTGCAAGGGCATCACTCAACTTTTGAACGACATAAGCATCACCAATACCCTTGTTGGCAGCCTTAATTATTACCAATGGGGTTGGTGCTAATGCTTGTTTCTTGGCTATCCGATAGTTCTCGGCTTCTATGTAGGCTTCCCTTAGCCACCCACTCAGGTCAATGCGACCATCCCTTCTAGGTGCTTTGGCTTCTATTACATAGAAATCATTTGCCGTAGGTAAGAACACATCACCTATGTCGTTCCTTCCGGCGCGGGGTAAACGCTGTGCGTTTAAACCCTGAGTCATCAGCCAGTCAGCAAGTTCAATCTCAAAGGCTGCACCTCTACGCTTGTTCGCTTGGTTGTTCATTGGCTTTTGCCTTTCTCGCTTCGGCTTCGTAAACAGAACCCCAATACAATTTGTAATAATTCTCATCCAAAGAAAAACGCTTCATGTGTTTAACGCGAGCGCCAGTATGGGTATGAACAGGAACCCCTGCCTTCTTTAAGTATCTAAAGAAAACAATGTCCTCACTTACAAACTGATTGTTTAAACCTTCCTTTTCTGCAAACAAAGAATAATCAGGGCAGACTTCTCTTAACCTTGGAACCACGCTCTTATGCATAAGGGTAAGTCCTAAGCCAGCGCAATCCACCTTAATCACTTCGTTCTCAGGTAGTGGATGTATGTATTGAATTGTAAATTCTTGTCCACTTTCATTAAAGATACATGGCATAGGTTGCATCAATGCTTGTTCGTTTTCTTTAGAAATAAAATAAACACCAGTAACTACTGGGCGCACTAACTTATCTGCTGTGTCCCATAGTTTCTTTAATACTTCTTGATTAAGAACAATGTCTGAGTCAACCCATAGCAACCAATCAGTCTTTACTTGGTCAGCCCATAGGTCAAATAAGTTTTGTCTTTGCCTGCCAATCTGATTACCTTGCACACGGATAGCATTATGTACTTGTATGTGCTTAGGGTCTTGACCCATGATAGTTGTATAGACAAGTCCTTCGGTAAACTTACCGTCAGTCATACCATTGTCGCACCAACCGAGAGATAAAGTTTCATTTTTACTGTGCATCTTTTTCCTTTATTCCAATAATGACTTCATCAAAGTCATACATTTCGGATTTAATTTTCATGTCGTCTAGTATGGTCATTGCATTTTCTGCCATGGCTTTCCAAATACCCGACATAGTATGTAAGCCAACGGCTATCTCCATCTTGCAATCGTCAGGATGTTCCTCAACAACCGCATCTCTTAGGTGTGTTGCTAGTTGGTCAACATAATCTGCATACTGAACAGACTCAAACCAAATCTTTTGTGGGTCATAAATTCTGCGGGTTGCATCATCTAAGTTCTCCGCAATCATTGGTAGTTGTTGAGAAATCTTGGCACGCATTTCATCTGAGATAGGTGCGCTATCAATCATTTGCTTTAACAGTTCTTGTGAAACTTTTATTTTAGGTGCAAACTTGTCGTTTAAACTATCATCACTCATAATAGTTGTGGTTGTCCCATCTGTACTTGGTGTTGTGATAAGTCAGCAATTTGCATGCTGGCAGGGTCGTAGGACAACCAAATAGGTGTTCCACCAGTAGCATCAGCAGGACCATAACGGTTCTTAACAGCACATACACCCATTACACCTTGTTGGCTTTGTACTGTAAGTATTAAACTTGGGGTCTGAGCGACCTTGCCATGTAGTGCGTGTCTAGGTGGACAAGGATTACCTTGCACACCTTCGCTAGTGTGGTGGCATACAACAACAGCAGCGCCTGTTTCACGCGCCCACCATTTAAGTTCACGCATCAAAGAACGCAAACCGCCCCACTCGTCTTGACCTTCAAGCGTTACATCAACGGCGTTATCAAGCACGATTAAACGAACATCATCACCAAGTCTTTCACGGGCAGCAAGAACTGAGTCCTCAATGTCTTTAAGACTTGGTGCGCTATCAAACTCCCACATCACATGGTCAGCAGGTTTTAACATCTGTGCTGCCCAATCCCTATCATGTTCCATCAATGGTTCAACTTCACCTTGTGGTTTACCCGTAAGCATTGCAAGCATACGAAGGGACATTGTGTGTGAGTGCGTGTCCGCCGAGATGTAAAGGGTAGGCACTTGTGCTTGCACGGCTAAAGATAAAGCCAATGTGCTTTTACCCGCCCCCGGCGGACCCGCAATCATTGATACTTCGCCGTGTCTAAACATTATTTGTTGGGCTGCTAAAGACTGCCAAACTGTGGGGATGGTTGCCCCACCTTGTGAAGCAGTCTTTATGGCACGGCTAAGTAATCTCATTGTTACGCAGCGACCTTCTTATTGCATGCACTTTCGCGGGCGTTAGGGCATGCATAGAACGCCTTGTATGGTTTACCAGCCTTGCTGATACCTGCTGCTACAAATCGCATAGGCAATCCGTGGTCGCAAACAGGTGAACCTGCTGGGGCTGGTGCTTGTGCTGCTGCACCTTGTGTGCCAGCGCCCCATTGATTTCCAATAGGTTGTGCTGGTGTAACTGGAACTGGATTTAGTCCAGCATTTTGTAGGGTCTGAATTGCTTGGGCAGCAGGATTGCTACTCAACTTATGCAGTTCCTCAACTGTTTCCTCTAGTTGTAAAATGCGTTGCATACGCACTTCCAATCCGTCAAGGATTGTGTCTAACTGTTGCTCATCCCATGCTCTGAGATTGAGTAGTGAACCTTTTGGTGTCTTTAAGTTCACTTGGTATGGTGCTTCATTACTCATCACTTGCTTCTCCTTCTGTTATTTCGGGGTATTTGTGTGAGTCCTTACCGTTTACGACATAGCATGCAGCGTTTACGCCACATGTCCCGCACATAAATCCGGGTGCTGGGATGTAGATGTCGTTCATTACCGCCTTCTCAAAGTTTTTAACCCATGAGCCTAGGCGTGCTTCTGTGAAATTATCTAGGTTTACCGTGTCCGTCAGTTCACCTGTGCGGGACATCCAGTAAGCACCACCAACAGGGCGAACACCAAATGTTTTCTCTACCATGATTGCGTAGATACCCATTTGAGTTTTGCTTGCTGGCTCTCTGCTTCCTGTCTTGATGTCCACAACAATTAGTTCCCCGTTGGGAGTAACAAACAAGCGGTCAAGAACTGCCTTTACTGGCACTCCATTAACATCTTGGTTCATCTCAACTTCAATGGCAGGGCGACCATCAGGTAGTTTAAACAGTTGGTAGCCTGAGTCATTGCGGAACTGTACCCAGCGGTCAACCATTTTAGGTCCTTCGGTTAACCACCAAGTTGCATCCTCACCATTTGGATACGCCTTGCTAGAGCGACCACCAGCACGGAACTCCATGCCGTTGTTGCTTCTATCATAGTTGCGTTTCCATGCTTCGTTAAAAGCAACGGTAGGGTCAAAGTTCTCTGTGCCTGTAACATCATAAACTTCTGTTGCTTCATGCACAGACGAACCACCTACTAACCAGTAGGATGGGTTCTCAGGAACTTTTTGTATTCGGGATAGATAGAATTGCCACCCACAGTTTAGCCAAGTTGAAATACCACTATGGCTAACATAGGATTTACCCGTCTTAATTTCAAGGGTCAATTATCCAGTCCTTTCTATGTGTAGTTGATTTCCCCGCTAGGATACATGTGCAATCTCTCCCCTATTCGGCGACACGCCGTGTCGTTTCAAGCAAAATTACACAAATGTAATTAGACTGCTGTTCGTGCAGCGTAAGGATAAGTGTGCCTGAGCCAACGCCAGTTGGCGAGTGGAAGCCTGACTATGGCAAATCCTTCGGCGACTTGCGTGGCGAGCCAAGCCATAGTTGTATTTGTGGTTGTGAAGTTTTAAATGTTAAATGTATTTTTTTTGATTACGACATAGCAGTATGGTTTACTGATGCTGAGTGTGCAAATTGTGGCACAAAATTAACAGCACCTACCCCAGCAGATAGGCAGCCAAATGGCGATTTATGAATTTAAATGTGAACAATGTGGCATCCAGTATGAAACAGAATTTTCTATACACAATGAAATCAGCGCACCTAACTGTTGCGGGCAGCAGATGAGTAGGGTATGGTCTGTCCCGTCAGTTAAGTTTAACGCTAGCGGTTTTTACTCAACTGATAATCGGACAAGTTAATAAAATAAAAAAAGCCCCGCAATCACCGCGTACATAGGGGAAGTGTACGAAGTGAAAGCGGGGCTTTCTTATGTTTAAACTATTAAATTATTCAGAGCCTCTGCCGTAGGCTGAGTCTGATGCATCAAGTGCTTTAAGCAATGGACCTGCTACACCTGTTAGTGCTGCAAGAGCCAAAGTCTTTGGATTAGTTTCACCTGCGAGATACAGGGCGATTACAGCAGCAACCGCTGCACGCGCATAACTGCCTAGTATTGCTACTAACTTTTGGTTCATTTGTTACCACCTTCTTTTGGGGAACAACCGCAATGGTTGCCCTTATTTGGTTTACTAACTTAGGTGCTGCCATCCATGGGAACCATGGGCGGACATCATCACCGCATCCATCATTGATGGAAATGTGCAAGTGTTTCGTGTGTGGATTTGAGCCTGTGTACTTGCGGTCACCTAACTTGGCTTTTTCTTTAGACCAAATCTTTTTGTTAAAGATTAGGTATTTCACACGACTGTCTGTTTTTAGTTTCTGAAAAATCTCTGCACAATCAATCCCATTATCAGGGTCATGTGTTAAGTCAACAGCGTAGCCAGTATTGTGGTCGCTAGTTGGGCTTTGCTTTATGTGAGCAGCGGATGGAAGTAGTCCATCAGATAACTTCTTACGCTTTGGTTTAACAGCAGTTGCTTGGCGTAATACAGCAAGCGCTGCTGGTGTTGGTTTCTTTGCTATTTTACTCACTTAGTTTCCTCATCTTTTTTTCTTGATTTTAAACCATTGGCACTAACAATTCCTGCCAATGTGCCTGTTAAAAATACACACAATGTACTAACTAAATCAATAAATGCAGCATCATTAGGTGCTTGCTTCATAGGCTGAGTAACAAACACAAGCGCATAAAGTAAAGAAAATACAGAGCCAGCAAATACAATGGCTAAAATAATTCCAATACTTACTATGAGTCTTGCGTGTAGTTCCTCAGGGGTTAGTCGCGGTTTCGCCATCTGTAAATACCTCAGGGGGTAGTAGGTCTTTAGTACATGTTCCAGTTACTTCACATTGCGGGGGATTGCACTCAGGCTTTTTCCAATTTTCAAACTCTTGGCACGGGTATCTTACTGTGCCATCATAAGCACAACTACTGAGAGTTATTGCGGTTAACAAGCAAAGAATAAATTTCATCAACCCGTCTTTCTACCCTGTTTAAACGGTCAGCCACACTACTGCCCCCATTTGGTTTAAGTTCGCTTAGATAATGTTTGACCAAAAATCTAATAGCAGCGGTAAAACCAACTAGAAGGGTCATTATGGATACGGCTAGTGCAGCCCAGTTTGCAGGAGTCATTTGTTCTATTCCTTATACGACAGTTCTCGCAACGACTTGGACAATACCGCCAAAGCCTGAGAAGTTACGGTTGGGTGGAGTTGAGCGAATAAAAGTTATCTGCTCTATCACCGCTTCAATAGGCTCTCCGCCTGCGGTGAAATCTTGAATAACAACGGTTTCGCCTACGCCTTCAACCGCTTCTAACGCACTTAATCTTTGTCTTGCATAACCTTCGTAACCCAATAGGTTACCAAGTTTATCGGTTTCTCTATCAAAACAGAATAAAGGAATTTGAATAACGCGAGCGCGGGTAGGAGTAGGAAGCGCTTTAGCAGAATAACCATAAATAACAGCGCCAGTAGTGGCATCAGAAGTGTTGCGGTAAAGGGTGAAACGGAAGGAAGCATCTGTTGAAACTTCCGGAAATACAACCGCAAGGTCATAGTCGTATTGTTCGGTTGCACCTTCTGCAACAGTAGTAAGCGTATCAAAAGAAGTTTCTTTAACTCTTGCAATTTCAATGTTTCCTTTTAATTCATCAGGTGTACGCAAACGAAGTCGCTTCCACGCTTTATTTTCTAAAGTATCAAAACGGATTAGTCCAGTAGTAAATGAACCTGACTCAACAAGGTCGGTAGCATGTTCAACCCAAAGACCTGAGCCTTCAACGGTAAATGCTTTGCGACCATTATCAAAAGTTGCAACAGAGTGTATGTCCCCAGTAACGCTAGTTGCAACTAAGTCTGTTGCATAGGCATAGCCATTATTAGCCAATGGCGCACCAAGATTGATGCGGATTAAACCTGATTGACCACCAATGCCTGCGTTTACGCCACACCAAATAAATGAATTGCGAGCAGTAAATCCATAAATACCACCGCTTGCTTCAAATACAAGTGGACCATAAGTAACATTGCCATCACTATCAACAACAGCAACACGCACACCACGGCTAGTTCCAAGCATTAAATAAGAACCAAGGTAGCCATACATCTGTTCTAACTGTTCACTCTTTGGCAAAAGAATTACACGAACCATTGTGGATAAAGCACCTGTATTATCTACGGTAATCTTAAATGCAGAACCTTCATCACCTGAGTATCCGCCAACATAAATAGCGTTAGACGACTCAGTTACAGCAGTAAAAGTAAAACCGGAAGGTAGTGTTGTTGAACCATTGATAGCGGTTAAAGTGCTAAAGTTAATTGATGAGCCAGTATTTTTAGCAATAGAGTAAGCCTGAGTTCCGCCGTTAACATCAGAATAGGCAATAATAAAACGACTCTTAACATAGTTAATTGCAACCTTGCCAGTAGCAGCGTTAGTTGAATTGATAGCATAATCTTGATGTAGCGCTGGGCTAGTATCATCAAATGAATAACGGAAAACTTTAGTTGGTGTAACAACCATAAGGTCATTACCACCCATACATGCAGCCAAAATGATTTCAGTAATTGCAGTATTGTTTGCAATAGTAGTTTCACTACCAGTTGTAGAAATCCTTAGAATACGAACAGTATCTGATGCTGACTGGTTAACTTGGATAAGAAAGTCTGCACCGTTAATAGTTGTAGAAAAAACAAATGACTTAGCAGTTGTTGCTTCTTGAAGTGTAGTTTTCTTTAGAAGTTTAATTTCTCCAGTATTCCAAGGGTCAATACCCTCACCAGTCTTGTAACGAAACTTAGTTTGGTCAGGGTCGCCTTCAAGTGGTTCCTGATAGTTAATTCCTTGACCTAGATGCAAGGATGACTGTGACCTAATCCAGTAACCTGAACCAGCAAGTGACTGCTCACCGGGGTCACGCTCTTGGTCAACGCGTTGAGTACGAAACTCTGCGGTCTGTCGGCGGTAAGGTGTAGCATCCGTTACGCCAAGGATAAAAGGCAAGCCTGCAATAGCCACATCAAAAGCATTACCAGTAATCTCATAGTATTGAGATACGGAACCCGATAAGTCAATCTGCGGGCGTTCGGTAATGTGGGGCGCACGGCTAGTTATTGCCATTTAAACACTTCCTTTACTGGGTTCGCCAAAAAATAAATGAGCAGTTTAAACACATGCTCAGGTGTTTTGTTAAACAGAAGGTAGTTCTATTTTAATCCACTCTTTGTTTATTTCAGACCATTGCCATACATAACCTTCACCATTATTGGGTTTAACAACTGGCGCTTCCCATTTGTAAGTTGTGTAATTTAATTTCCAAGATGGGTATGGTTGTGGTGCAATAAATACATCAAAGTCTTGGTCGTATTTGTATCCAATTCCTGCGTAATTTGCACGGATGTTTCCATTGTATGAAGTTTGTTTCCAAATTCCACCAAGTAGTGATTGGCAAAAAGCAATGCCTTTAGCCTCTGACTCAACTCCATTTTCTAATAACTCGCTATTGTTTACAACAATAACTTGTGTAACTATGTTATTTTCATCTAGTTGTGCAAAATGTGCCATGTTATCTCCTTAGAAAGTAATTGAGCCTGTGCCAGTAAAGCGATAGTAATTAAACCCGCCTGAACTGGATGTTGTTGGAGAACCAGTTGTTGCTGTGGCTGCTGTTGCAGATTTAATAATACAAATTCCGCTTCCACCTTGTCCGCCGGGACCGTCACCGTGCGCACCGGAACCACCGCCACCGCCAGTATTTGCACCACCAGCACCGCCGGGTACGGATGCGCTACCGTTACCACCACCACTTCCCGGAGTTGCACCTGTGTTAATAGATGAACCACCACCAGCACCGCCTGAGTTAGCAGAAGCACCACCACCGCCACCACCTAGACCACCAGCACCGCCGGGGTTACCACTAGTATAAGCGCTACCGCCACCGCCACCTGCCCAGTACCAGTTATTGCCATCAAAGTTTATCTGTATGCCATTTCCACCAGCACCGCCTGAACTGGTATTAGAACTGGGCGTTGTTCCATTTTGATTTGAACCAGCACCGCCACCGCCCGGATAGTTATTACCAGTACCGCCACCATCACCACCTTTAAATCCAGCATAAACATTTCCAGTTATTCCCGAAGGGAAAGTAGGTGCAGTTCCAGTTTTTCCGGTCGTACCGCCGGTATTAGCATTATCAGATGCACCACCACCACCATTTGCCCCAGCAGGTGTATTGGTAATTTGAGTACTGGTTGAATTTCTAGAAATACCAGAACCACCACCAGTACAAGTTATACCTTGAAATACTGTTGATACACCCTGTGTTCCGGGTGCGCCTGCATCAATTCCTGTTGTACCGCCACCACCAATAGTTATTGTATGAGCAGTACCACCCGCAACATTAAATGAATTTGTTTTCATTACTGCGCCACCGCCACCGCCACCTGCTAGAACCCAAGCACCCGGTCCACCACCGCCAACTAAAAAGGCTTCTATTGAAACAAAAGTAGGTACTGTTATTGAATTTGTAGCAGTAGATGGTGCAGAAGTTCCATTAGCGTTAGTTGCCGTAACCTTAAATGTGTATGAATTTCCTGAAGTCAAAGCAGTAGCCCCAGTAAAAACATAGGAAGTAGAACTTGTTGTTGCAGCAGTTCTTGATGTTTGAGCAGTTGTTCCATTTAAGTAAGGAGTAATAGTAATAGCAGTAAGATTTTTACCGCCATTGTTTCCATTTGTCCAAGTTACTGTTACATCAGTAGATGTGCTAGATGTAGTAGCAGTTCCAATAGTTCTTACTTCGGGTAGAGTTGTTGGAGTTATTGCTGCTTGATTTGGAGTGTTAACAGTAGTTCCAAAGTTATTCTGACCATTACCATAAACTTCATAAGAAGTTCCGGGGGTTAAACCAGTAATTGTTACCGTTGTGCCTGAACTATTTGCAGCACCACCGCCTGAAACAGTAAAAGCATTGTATTGAGATGGTGTTCCACCACCGCTACCTGCTTGAAAAACTACTGCAAGTTTTCCAGCAGTAGATGTGTAAGCATCACCAGTAGATGCATCTGTTACAGAAATAATCTGTGGAGTAGATGGTGGTGCAGATACTGCAACCCAAACAGTTCCATTCCAAATTTCAAGAATTTCTAGTTGCCCATTGTAATAGGTATCACCAATTACTGGGTTAGTTGGTCTAGCAGCAGTATTACCTGATGGTATGCCAAGTTTAGAGGGGTATTGTTGGAAGGTCATTAGTTAATCTCCACTCCGCTAATGTGAATTGTTACAGCAGAAGTTGAAGCAAAACCAGTAATGGTCTTTGCTGGGTTGTTAGCAGGGATAACTTGTTTAAGGTCAAACCCAATTAAAGTGTTAGCAGCGATTGAAACCGCTGGAACAATTACCACACCATCAATAGCAACAGTTGCAGTTGATGCGCTTGTAGCAGCATTAGCCAACACAATGTTGGTAACGATTGCTAGCGTAGATGTGTTTGGTGCTGTGTAGAGAGTTGTACTTGAAGTGGCTGCTGCCGTTCTAGCAAGTACTTTAGTTGTTGTAGCCATTAGTTACTACCTTCCTTAGTACGCACCCATGATGCCCATGAGTGTATTGTCTATTTCTTTTGAGTTTGCATCTAGTGATGCGTATGTTGCTGATACTAACTTTGTAAAACCTTCAAGGGTTGTAATGGTAGTACCTGATGCAATAAGCGTGCTACCAAGAGTAGGTGCTGAGTAAGCGCTGGCTGAGTTAATAGCAACCCATGCAGAGCCTGACCATACCGACATAATTCCAGTAGATGAGTTGAAATAAAGCGCACCAGTAATAAGTGCATCACCATCATTATCTAATGTAGGCGCTGAACCCTTAGCACCAAGATAACGGTCATCAAAGTTATCATAAGTTGTTGCAGCACTTGATGCTGATGTAGCAGCAGCGCTTGCGCTATTTGCAGCACTTGTTGCACTTGTTGCTGCGCTGGTTGCAGAAGTAGCAGCAGCCTGAGCATGATACTTTGCTGAGTATTCGCCACCTGCTACTGGACCGCTAGTTAATGTAGCCCAATCATTTGCAAGAACTGCGCTAGCAGAAGCACTATTAGCAGAGTTAGCAGAAGCGGTTGCAGATGAAGCAGAACTTGTTGCACTTGTCGCAGCAGCAGTTGCACTTGATGCAGCAGCCGTTGCTGAGTTAGCAGCACTTGTAGCACTTGTGGCTGCTGCGGTTGCGCTGTTTGAAGCAGATGTAGCGCTAGTTACGGCAGCACTTGCGGAGTCAGAAGCACTTGATGCGCTAGTAGCAGCAGCACTTGCTGAGTTAGAAGCGCTTGTTGCAGATGTTGCAGCAGCGCTAGCAGAGTTTGCTGCGCTTGTAGCACTTGTTGCAGCAGCAGTAGCGCTAGCAGCAGCGGAAGTTGTGCTTCCAAAAACATCATCAATGTAAGCCTTAGTTGTTGCATCTGTTGATGCCGTAGGAGTTCCAAGACCAGTAATTTTGTTTGAACCCATAGCAATAGCACCAGTCATAGTGCCACCACTTAGGGATAGTTTGGCTGCTAGAGCATTGGTCATTGTTGTTGCATAGTTAGGGTCATCACCCAAAGCAGCAGCAAGTTCATTAAGAGTATCTAGCGTTCCCGGTGCTGAGTCAACAAGGTTGGCAACTTGTGTATCTACATAAGCCTTAGTTGCAGCATCTGAGTTAGCAGATGGTGTTGCAAGTCCAGTTACTTTAAATCCACCAGCAGCAAGGTCAGTTCCAAGAGTTCCTGATGCAATGGTAGATGATGTAACGGTTCCTGATGTAAAAGTAGTGCTACGGATAGTAGATGAAGTAATAGTTGCTGATGTAATTGTAGCGCTTGTAATAGTACCGCTAGAGAAAGTACCGCCAGTAAATGTTGCAGCGCTAGAAGTTACAGTTCCTGAAAGAGTTTTATTGCTAAGGGTTTGAGCCTTTGCAGTACCGACTACTGAACCATCACCTGAACCAAGACCGTGAACATGTGTTTCAATGTTAGTCATAATGGCTGAGTCAGCATCATAACCACGGGCAGCAATGTGAGTCTGTAATTCACGGAAGTCACGGGCAGATACAGCATGGCGAACTGTTGCACCAGCAGAGTGTGCTACTGCCTGAGTGCTATCTTGACCACGGGTAACAGTAAGAGTTGTACCAGTACCAGCGGTAACTGTGATTACTTCCTCTTTGTTTGTATCGGGATTAACAAGAAGGGTATAAGGGAAAGAAGCAGCAAATCCGCTAGTAGAAGCGACAACAAATGAAGTGTAACTATCGCCCTGTGAAGCCGAAGGGATAGCAGCACTAAGCGTTGTTTCTACCGCTGTTGCTGAATAGTACCGTTTTGGTGAGCCTGCATCTCCTGCTGCCATTTATTTACCTACCTCTGATAGTGACTGCGGACTGGGAATTGTCTGCGTTGATTTTCTGCACACTCGTTTAAACGCTGTTGGTAGATACCAAACAAGAAGCGTGATGCAGTTTCGCCTGAACGAGCAGTTTGTTGTGAGTCAAGCAAGTCTGCTGCTGCGTGTTGCGGACCAAGGCGAGAAGGGTCTAAGAACGAAATCATCCTAAAGGCTGCGCCATAAATGATTACATCCTCAGCGTATGACGGCAAACCAGTAACTGTAACAAAGTCATCTGCTGCTGCCGACAATAGTGTTGGGCGCTTTGAATAAACAACATTGACTTTGCGCCCCGGAACAATAGGAGAGTAAACGCTAATACTCTTTCCTAGGTTACCGCCTGTGCCAAATGTTGTTGGGTTAGCCAATCGGTCTAGTTGCCATGCACGAACTGGAAGCCACTCGTTGCTTGGACCTATGACTGAGTGAGTAAGGTTTAAAATGTTTTCTGCTTCATCAGGTAAATCATAAGTTGTCTTAGCAGCAACAAAACTAAACTCTGTTTGACCTACGCCAAAGATGGCTGGGTAAACAGCATTGATAGTATCGTTGATGGCACGCTTAATTTCATTGCGTGGGAACAATGGTGAAACAGTTACTCTATCGTTAGCAGCATGAGTAGCAGCGGTAGTACCGCGTTGTCCACGACCCCAAGGGGCTAGTGTTAATGTGCTTGATGCTGGGTTAACGGTGTTTACATACATCATTTCGTCACCTACTTGTATGTAACCACGACCAATTACTGATGTATCAAACACAGTAATAGAAGTTGTAGATGTGGTTGCGCTGGTTGTTAGCCATGTGCTGGCTTCGGAGTTAACCGTGTAGCCATGCAGTAGCGTATCAACACGCTCAGTTAATTGGTCAAATGTACTCATAGGTCAATAGCCCTCAATGCTTCTACGGCAGACTTTCCAGTTGTACTAGCAAGTTCATTACAAATTGCGTTTAAACCTTTGTAGTCATTAGGTTGTCGGGATGTACTAGCCTTGTAATTAAGAGCAGCAATAAGACCTAAGCCTGTTGTTCCTGCATAGGCATTGGCAGCACCTTGTGGTGCTTTGTAAGATGCCACGCTAGTAATACCTGCAAGGCGATTAAGTTCACCTGTTAATGTGCTTCCTGCTGTTCCTAGTGCCATTACTTAGCCTTTCTTTTTGCTGCTGCGTTATCTACTAAGTTTGGATAAGGGCGACCAGCCTTCTTAGCCATAGCCTTAGCCTTGGCTTTTTGTGCTGGTGTTAAAGGTGTAGATTTTTTATTAGGGTTCTTTGTATCCCAAAATGCTTTCTTTTTCACCACTTCACCTTGTCTGCCCAGTATGCTGCGGACATTTTGCCTTTGGCAATGTTCTTAGCATGACGAGCCTTGAAGGATGCTTGGCGTGCAGTTGGTTGTCTATCACCAGTCACGCCTTGCTGTCCGAAACGAATTGTCTTTACTTGTGAGCCATCTTTAGCCACAACAACATGCGACTTAGTAGGATGACTTGGAGTGCGCTTGGGTTTGTTAAAGCCTGATACGCCTGCTCTTGCTAATCTAGGGTCGCGTTTGCTTTTGTTTTCCATACTCTCCATACTTTCCTAAGACAGATTTAATCCTGCCGTCTTTCCTAAGTATTACTACCATCCCATCTTTAATTTGAGTTTTATTAAATTTGTGATGGTTCTTGCGCTTGCCTGACGACATTATCTTGGCTTTAGCATGCCCGGCTTTGGCTTTGACTTACCTGTTTTAACCATGTCTTTAACATAATTAGGGTTACCTGCGCCACCAATTTTTGATTTTGGTTTTGCTGCTGCTGACTTGTTCATCTTAGTCATGCTTGCAGATGGCTTAGCAGGCATTGCTGTTTTCTTTGCTGCTGGCTTAGATGTTGCTGTGCCAGTAATTTTTACTTTCTTTTGTCCGTACATTGGCATTAGTTATTTCCCCTTTTTTTTAGATTTACCCGCTACCGATAAAGCAATAGCAACGGCTTGTTTACGATTTTTTACAACTGCTGCTTTCTTAGGACCTTTTGGGTCTTTTCCACTATGTAGGGTTCCGCGTTTAAACTCACCCATTACCTTTTGAACTTTGTTCTTAGGCATTAGTCATCCTCAATTTCGGTATCGTTCTTGTGATACATACCGGGTTGAACTGTGACTTTCTTTAAACTTGCCTCTGTTGGCTTGCTGCTTACTTCCCTACCGCCTACGCCGTAAGGGTTAACAGAGCCGTAGCATCCGCACTCAGCACACATTTACTTACTCCTTTGGGTAATTACTTTTACATCTCCGCCAACACTTATGTTGTAATCAGCGGAAATCTTGATTGCTCTACGAGCCACAGCCTCAACGCTCTTAATAGAGTTCTTGCTCATGCCTGCTGCTGCGAGCGCACCAAGGGCTAAATCGCCACCGCTGCCTACCGCATACAAACCACGGTCATCTCTTGACCATAAGTAATCTTGGTCAACTTCATAGATAACACCGTTTAAACAGATAAGTGCATCAAATCCGGCATCTTTATCTTTGGCTGTATCAGGGTTATACCCATGCTCAACCATTACTTCCCGTAGGGAAGGCAGAACTTTTGTCTGCATAAATACATCTGTTGCTATTGTCTTAATAACTTTAGGTGGGTTCCAAAGGTATGTTGCTATGTTGCCAGCAATGGCATCACCTGAAAAACCAAATACATAGTCACCTTTTTTAGTAACTTTATCCACACCTTTTGCATAGTATGGTTTGTCGTCATAGGTAGTCATGGAGTCTGCTGCGACTAACGCCCAGCCTTTTCCCTGAATACCTACAATGGCAGTCATTGTTACCCCTTAAAAGTTCCCGTATTTGCATCAAAGGCTTTACCAGCCTTGTCTGATTTTTCAACAGCATCTTTAATCTTTGCCATTGAAGTTCCAGCAGGTTGAATACCTTGCGCTCTTGCAGCAGCATAGGCATTAAGTTCAGCGTTCCATTTCTTTTCGGTCATACCCTTAGCACTATTAGCATCACCTGTGCTGAACTCTAAGTTAGATGCTTTTAGACACTCGCCCCAGTTTTCGTGGTCCTGTGTTGGGCAACCAGTTCTACATGCCATGTTTAAACCGTTGTTATGTAATCTCCATAGCCTGCTGCTATGAGTAGTGTTCTTGTTTGGTCATCAATGTCGTACACATGTCCACCTAAATAAACTTCGTCTGCTTCTAGGGTTTGAGTTTGGCTTGGATAACGGTATGATGAATACACCCCGTTTACCCGTAGAACACTAATACCACGGTGGATACCCATACGCTCAAATAGCGTGTGACCGCCAGCAGGGGTTTCCTTGACGGTGGGTGGTGTGAATTGGTATGCCATAACTCTCCTTAGTGTAACAGGGTAGCGGGCGTTTAAACACCCGCCACCCCGGTACTAATCTCCGAAATTAGTCAGAGATGCTAGATGAAGTTTCAATGCGGAACAACGCATCCTCACGGTAGCGGGCGAAACCAAGTACGCCGTACCAACCGATTGGGCGGAAACGCATCAACTTATCAGTAACAGGTCCGATAACTACGCCCGGTTCCTGTGCAACTGCTTCTGCCAAAGCCTGCTTTCCAGCAAGGATTGTGCGGAATACATTTGTCTTAGGTGTGATGGTTACAGTTGCACCTGATGTAACAGCAGCAGTAGTTGCTACTGAAAGGGTGATAACTGCGCCATTGATTGCTGAAACAAGTGTGCTTGCGCCAGTTGTTGCAGAAATTGCAAGACCATCACCGACATCAATACCTGATGTTGATGCAACAGTAATTGTTGTTGCACCTGATGCAGATGTTGCTGTGGTTGTAGTTGTGAAGGTTGACTGATTAGCACCTTCTGCCTTTTCGTACATGCGTGGTGTTTCTACAAAGAAAGCACCTTCGTATGTTCCGATTGTTCCAGCCCATAGGTTACCCTGTGCAGAGTCTGTCTGAGCGTGGATGTCGCGCCATCCGACTGAGCCTGTTTCAGCACGAAGGTCGTGTGAAACCTCAGGGTGAATACCGCACCAGTACAAAGAACCTTGGCGTGGAACAGCCTTGTTGGCACGCAACTTGGCTACTGCACGGCGGATTTTTGCTGATGTTAGTACATCTGCGGATGAAACGGTTGCTGTTGAAGTTACAGAGCCACCGTAAAGAACATTTGTTCCTTGGCGTAGGCTTTCCATTGCAATCTTATCAAGTGAGTCAGCCATGTTGTAGGCAATAATGTCTGCAACTGCTGGGTCCACATCTGATAGAGAGAATAGTTGTAACTTACGAGTTACAAGTGATGCATTACCGTATTCTGCAAGTGTTACAGAAGTGGTAGATACATCAGATAGTGCTACTGCATCAGGGTCTGTTGCCTCTGAAAGTGCAGAAGTTGCGGCAGCCAAATCGTTGTAAAGTGAGAATACAACGCTTGACCCCGGCATTGCTTGCTGTGCTGGGCGCTTGTCTGCAACGCTACGAACTAGCGGTTGCGAACGGAGAGCGAACTCAACATAGCGGTCATACGCAGTTTTCACCAAACCCGCAAGGGCTGATGTATTTGTGTCTGCCATGAGTCATACTCCTTAGATTGGTAGTTGGTTAATTTAATCCAAGGATGCGGTTTAATTCATCTGCGTTACCTGCTGCAAGGATTTTAGCCATAGCATCTGAGTCAACTTCGGGAACTTGCCCTGTTGAAACCACTTGGTTAATTCTTGCATTTGCGGAAACATCAACTGAATTATTTGAAGCCTGCTCTGAATTAGCATTTGAGTTAACACCAAAGACATCACCGTATTCACTAAGCCAGCCATTGATTGCATCCTCAGATGTATCAATGTCTTGCGGTATGAAAGCAGCAATCTTTGGGTTAATACCCTTGGCTTGCAACACATCCTTTACAGTACGCTGGCGGGTCTGCGATTGCAGTCCTTTCAACTCCTGTTCCAGTTCTTTAGCACGCTTTTCTAGTGTGCGGTTTACTTTACGGAGTTGCTTAACTACATCTGTGCCTTCGTCACCGAAGTCATCAAACTCGTCATCATACTCGTTATTTTGGCTCATTAGCCATCTCCCTTTTCTCGTTGTTGTATTCGCAATCCACAACTTTATGTAGGGGAACATAAGTTGGCTATTGCTACCAGACTTCTTACACTTATCCGGGCTGGTCGGTCAGATAAGGAACCTAATTATTGGTTAGTCGTACTGCGTAGTGAATAAGCACCTACGCCTGACTGACCACCAAAGCGGAACATTGCTTCACGCTCTGCTCTGCGCTTTGACTTTAACAACTTCTCTTGTTCGCCACCAACAACGGCTTGTACTGCCTCTAGTTCGTTGTAGGTTTCGCCTTCAAGTTTAGATAGTTGTGATTGAGTATCAGCAAGTATTCTTGCCTTACCAAATTCTTGTTTCAATGTGGCTACATCTGTTGTACCAGTAGCACCAATCAATGCTTCTGCTTCCCTAGCACGGTTAGCAGCATCTGCGCCTAGTGTAAATCTAGCACTAGCAGCAGCAGCACCAATTTCAGCAGAACGAACCTGCTTCTTAATAACATCCATTGCTTTCAATGGGTTAAGAAGGTATCCGATAGCATCTGCTTCTGTTACATACATTTCACCAAGAGCCTTCATAACATCTGCCTGAGATGATACGCGGTCTTTAGCAAGTGATACGCGTTCCTCAAACTCACGGGCGCTAACTTCGTTAGAGATGTAAGTTCCAAGGTCACCACGGTCACCATAAATCTTTTCATCAAGACCATAAGCACGAAGGGTCTGAGAATAACCACGCTCTAAGTCAATGTATTCACCTTCGGTAATAGCACGGTTCTTATCGCTAAGAGCCTTCATACCCGGAAAGCGTGCCTCATAAGATTTAGTCTTACGAATTTCAAGTTTAATTTGTGCAGCAGTCTTATCCTCTAAAATCATTTTATTGACTTCATCAGCCAATTCGCTAAGACCAGCACCTGAAAGAATAGATACAAATTCCTCTAAGGCTGTGCGTTGTTTATCACGCTTATCCTCTGCACGCATTTCAGCAACAGCAGCAGCATCAGCACCATCATCCCCGCCTTCATCATCAGGAATAAAGGCAACAAATTCCTCGTATGTTCCACCTTTACCGTTGGAGAAAACATTAAAAAGATTTGTTCCGCCACTAATTTTTACTGATTTAGTTGAGATGAATTTACCAGCAAAATCGCCACCAGTAGCACCATCATCATCAGTACCATCATCATCAGTACCGTCATCAATCTTTTTACCGTCACCAAGTTTTTTCTTAGCATCATCTGCTTTTTTCTTGGCATCAGCAATTTTCTTTTTGGCAGCATCTGACTTAGCCTTAGCAATAGCAATTTTTTCATCTGCTAACTTTTTAGATGCTGCTGCTTTATCAAGTTCAGCCTGAATTTTAGGGTCAATAGGAGAATACTTTGAAGGACCAGTAAACTCTACCGTTGCACCTGCACCCTTAGTTCCTGTTGTACCAGTAGTTTTAGTAGGAGTCTTAGTAGGAGTCTTAGTAGGAGTAGGAGTGGTCCTAGAAGGTGGCGTAAAAGTTGGCTTTGGCGTAGTAGTTGGCTTTGGGGCAGTTGCTTGTGCGCGTGCTTGGTCAGCGGTCTTAGCAACAACAGGTGTTGGCTTAGTTCCCGGCTTTGGTGAAGGAGTTGGTTTAGGGGCAGCCATGATTAACCTACAATTCCGAAGTCACGAAGCAGGCTTAGTGCCTGATTGGTGTAAGTTTCTTTAGCGTTCTTTGTGTATTGCCATAATGGGTCGTTCTTAATAGATTTAGTAAACTCAGCAAATGTTGACTTTGATGGTTTACCATCTACACCAGTTTTAGTTGCATACTTCATAAGGTCGTTCCATTTAATAGACGACTCATCCATTTCAAGCAACGAAGCCATTTGAGTACGATAGTTACGAGTCATGTCGTAAAGAGTTCTGCCTTGGTTTAAACCTTCGGCAAATGGTGAGTAAAGGTCAGCAGATTGTCGCTTCATTTCCTCATACCAAAATGACTCATCACGACCATCCATTGTGTCTAACAATGACTGGTTAATTGACTTCTTGTATGTATCATCAAGGTCAATTCCATACTTCCAAGCAGTATCTGTAATACGGCGAACTGAACTACCAATACTTCCACCACCTGAAAAGATAATGTCTGACTTAGTAGCCAAGTAGTTATCTAACTGAGCATCAGTCCAATCGTTCTTAACGGTTTCTAAAATGATACCGTTTACACGCTTGTTGTATTCCTCAGGAGTCATCATCTTGCCAGTAGTTGGGTCAATTTGGTTTAAACGAATACCCAAGGCTTCAAGGCGTTGACGGACTGCATCTGTTTTATTGTTTATCTTTTGTCCAAAAGTAGCAGCATTGCGTGGGTCATTGGACTCTAAGAAAAAGTTACGGAAAGTTGGATACTCTGTTTGCCACCAAGTTGTGCCTTTAAGTGACTCCATGAAAGTTGCTTCATCCCAATTTTGCTTCTTAGCAGTATCAAGAAGTTTCTCAATTTGGTCACGCATCTTGGCATCATCAAGTGTCTTGAAAGTCTGTCGCATGTATGAAACCCATACAGTCTTATCAATAACAACTTTATCTTTAGCACCTGTACCAGTTCCTGTACCGCCAGTAGAACCACCTGTTGCACCGCCAGTAGCACCGCCAGTAGCACCTGCGCCACGACCAGCACCTTGTGATGCTGAGCCTTTGGCTGTGTATGGCTCAGGGTCAATAGCATTTGGAATACCATCTCCATCAGCATCCTCTGTATAGCCACCGCCACCTTGCGATTGTCCACCGACACCAGCAGCAGTAGTACCGCCTAGTGCTTTAATCTTGGCATCAATGTCTTTAATTTTTTGGTCAGTAGGTTTAGCACCTAAAGTAATAGCCTTATCGCGCTCGCCTTGCAAGCGAATAATCTCAGCATCATTTTTCTTTTTCTGAGCGCTTTTAACCTCTACATTTGCTTTAGCATTTGCCTCATCAAATTGTTTTTTAATGTTTTGATAAGCGGTTTTAGCCTTTGTATAAGCAGCAGATGGATACTTAGCCCTATTTAAAGCCTGTTCAGCCTGATAAAGAGCAACACCAAGTTGGTATAATTGTTCTCTAGGGGTTAAAGGTACTTCCCCTCTACCGCCACCGCGTGGGCTTGCTGGACCTGCCATTATGCCTTCACCTCACGCATCTCTCCTGCTAATTCGTTATAGATAGCATCTAAGTATTTGTTTTCTTGGCGAGAGTCATACTCATCAGTTGACTTAATAAAATCAACAACAGCCTGTTGGCGACCAGCAGCACCAGTTGACCCTGATTGGGTCATAGCCTTTTGGAAAGCCTTTTCGTATTCTCCACCAGTAGCATCACGACCAAGTAATGATTGGTATGTGCTTTGAACTAAAGCCTTTGCATCCTGAGATGTGTAAGAAACACCGCTTCCAACACCTTGCTTGGCATCCATTGCAAGTAACTCATCAGGTGTGAACTTGCCACCCTGTTGGTAATACTGAATAGACTTGCGACCATAAGCAACCCACTCATCAATACCAGTAACAACATTGACCTTTTTGCCAAGGGCGTTAAATTTATTTACCCAGTTTTGGCGTTCGGTTTCAGACATAGAAAACCATCTTTTGGTCCACTCGTCTAAACCAACAGTCTTATCTTTACCGTCTGCACCTTTACCTTGATAGACACCACCTGATGCTAAGGCTTGGTTGAAAATGTCCATAGAACTGGTTGAACCAGTCTTGTTGGATGCAGTAGTTTCTACTGCTTTCTTATCTTTTTCATCTGCCATTTAAATCACCACCGGGTCGTTTGGAAAGTATCGGTTATAGAAATCACTAAACTCAGGTGACTCAGCACCAAGTTGGGTAACAAACTTATCCCAAAGTTCTGCTAAATCATCATTAGTATTTGCATCTAATGAGCGTGAACCGCCCATTTGGTCGCGCTGTAACAATGCTTGACCAATCTTTTTACGAGCATCTAAATACAAAGCAACAGCCTTTACAACTGGTCGGTCACCATTTTGGGTCATCCATGCTTTGTTTTGAAGCGCTTGTTCAAGAACATCAGCACGCTTCATGTACTTGCCACGGTCAGGCGACATGTACGCTGCATACCAGTCAGGGTTGTTTTGCCCCATGTAATCAAGCCATTGGCGCTTAGCATTATTGTACTGCTCTAGCAATGGGTCACGATTACTACCGATACCGTTCTGAATTTTGAAGGCATCAATAACATCTTGTATTTTGCGATACTCAGTCCAGCCACGCTTTAGGTTAGCATCTCTAATAAGTTCTGCTGGGTTACGGTTCTGACGGTAGGTGTTAGCCGAACCGGGGTATGAACCTGTGCGGTATTGCCATTGGTAAGCAGCCTGTGAGAAGTCATACTGACCATCAAAGTCATTAGCAAGCCATCCCATAAGTTCAGGCTCACCCTTTGCTTCTGCTGTTGCCATTAGACCGCTGAATTTACGAAGGTTACGAACGGTATCTAGGTTGGCTTCAAGTCCACCGGGGTTCTTAGAAAGAGATACTGTGGCTTCAAAGAAGTCAGGATACATCTCAAAGAACTTAGCCTCTGCTTCGCCGGGTTCTGTGTATTGATTTTGGAACTGGCGGAAAGTCTGTTGGTAGAAATCTACATCAGGTGAAATAGCAAATGGTGCAGAGATGGCAGACAAAGAACGAAGCATGTAGAACTTGTTTACCTTGCTGGTAACTTCCTCTACTGTTGGTGGTTCTTGTCGCTTACCTGTGTTGTAGTTGTATGTTTCATAACGCAACATTTGATTAAAGGTACGAACATACATCTCATCTTTAGACCATAAGGTTTTAAGACGGCGTACTGTGCTAGGTAAGAAAATGTCGCTTGCGTTAGTAGGCATACCTGCTGGGAATAGCGGTTTAAACGCTTCCTCAAATTCAGGGCGTTGGCGCAAGATTAAATAAGTTGGGAATACTGCGTAAGGACCAAAGCCCGGATTTCCTGCTTGACCTTGTGTAATAACATCAAGGCTTGATAGAGGAATACGAACTTGTTTAAACGCGTTCTCAGCAACTTCTTGCCACTCACCCGGCAATGCTTTGATAAAAGCATCAGGAACTTGAACTACAAGATTAGCCATGCCATCTCCGCTAAGTTGTTTAGCATCAGTAACACGGTTACCTTCTTGGTCAACCACTAATTGTCCATTAACAATTTGGGCAATAGTTCTAGCAGCGGTAGTTACAACTTGTGGGTTTTCGGCAACAATGCCACCCCAACGCATAAGAGTATTCTCATAGGCTGCATAGAACGGGAATAACAAGCGCATTACTTGGCTTGATGATGCACCAGTTCTACGAACGATTGTAAACAAAGTGCGCTCTACTTCACGGCGGGCTTCCTCACGGGCAGCACGCTCAGCACGGCGAATTTCATCACCTGTAAGTTTGTCTGTTCCTCTAGCCTGTGCAATCCCATCAATGTTCTTTTTAACATTTTCTTGATAAACAACATTTACCAATGGGTGACGAGCAAAAGTATCCTCAGGAAGTGAACCCAAGAAACGCATTACACGGCGGTTAATCAAGTCAACCACACGCTCTTGGTCACGGTATTCCTTACTTGTAGTTACAAGCAAACCGTTAATCTCAGGTAAGTTCTCAGGTTGTGCGCCAAAACGGTTAAGTAAAAAGACTTCTACATCTCCACCAGTTAATGGCTTGCCATCCTCTTTAGCAGCACTAAGCATAAGCGCTGTATCCTCATCAGGGATGTAAGTCTTAACTGCATTACGAGTATCACTAATTCTTGTTAGTAGATAGTCGTTTAGTTCACCACGCTTTAGTTCGCCAAATCCAAGACCTTTGCCCGGAACTGTGTAAGTGTTATTTGCCCACTTACGACCTTCAAGGCTTCTAGTCATCCAACCTAAAATTTCATCATTGCTGTCGCCATCAAGAACACGGCGCACTACTGGGTCCATAGCACCCGTTTCAGGGTCGCGGAAGTGTAGGTTTAATACACCAGCCCATGCTTCAAAGTATCGTGGGTCGCCCGGTTTAACTGGTCGCATTGACCTAGAACCCGGACCTGCAAGGAACGCCATTTGCTGGCTTCCAATGATGCTACCCCAAGTTTGTTCAGATGATGTACGAGCAAGCATCCATGATGCGTTCTCAAATACTTCATCAACTTCGTAAGAGTGTCCACCTGCTTCGTGAGTAAATGTTCCATAGCCAACTTTTGATTTAACAGACATTTGTTCTGCTTGACCAATACGAGCGTTTAAACGACCCATAAGGTCATCAAGTTGAGCATTTACTTCTGCGTATGAACGACCAATGTTTGCAGCAGCATCCTCTACGCCATTGTTAATCATGGCAAGCAGGCTCTCATCATCATAGTAAGGAGAAACTGCTGGGCGAGTACGGCGTGACTTTTCTTTACGGCGTAACATTGTGCGAGCAAGACGGCGTTCTTTAGTATCTTGTAATGGTTGGGCAATGTCTAATGCAGCATCTGCTTCTGCTTGTGCTGCTTCAATTTGAGCGCGAGTTAACTTAGTAACTTCACGACCACGACCTGCTTCACCAACTGCCTCAGGTAGAATAATGTGTGAAACTCCACCTGCACGGCGGTCATCTCCTACAACTGCACGACCAAAATTGTTTTCACGAAGGTATTTGTATAAAGGTGAGTTTTGGTCTTGCCAACCCTTACTCTTTACCCAAGCACGCCAAACCTTTACATCTCCACCAAATACTTCTTTACGAACATCCAATGGGATGTCTGACCATTTAGTGAGATAAAGTGCTTCGCCATAAGCACGAACAGGAACTACGCTTCCACCATCACGGCGAACACGGAATACTGCACGCTCTAATTCTTTAGGATTAAGGTTGCGTATTCTATCCTCATCAACCTTAACAAAACCTTTACTTGTGCCTTTACGAAGTTCAACAATGTTTCCAGCACGGGATGCGCCAATCATGTCTGACTTCATACGCGCTGCTGCTGTAATTAACTTTTCAGGGTATGGCTTACGAACAGGGCGTGGGTCATAACCCCACTCAAACCAAGAGTTACCATCAGTAAAAATGTCGCCTGCACGGACTTTCATTTCGTCAATGCGAAAAGCCTCATCACCAAAACGACCCTTACCATGAAGGTCAGCGTATTCACGAAGTGGTGTTACCCAGTCACCAACATTGATGCCAGCGGGTGCATCCTTTGGTACTGCACGATAAATCGTAATTGTACGATTTGGATTACCCTTAAAATCTTGAATAAGTGCTGCAACCTTTTTATCAAGGTTACGCCAATCAGGACCACCAACACCGTAAATACGAACAGCATCAGGAGAATAAACATCCTCAGGGTAAATCCGAGCCATGTTATCTAGTGATGCACCAAATTCGCGGTCAGGTGCTGTGTGTGCGCCACGGTATCCAGCGGTAAATGTTGACTGCGGATGGCGCTGTGGACCTTTACGAGTTACAACTCTTAGTGGAACTGGGCGACCAGTTTCTGAGATGTAGCGTTCTAGCCCAAAAGTAAATTCTTGTGATGCATAACGGTCAGCAATTCCTGCTGATGGTGTAGCAGATAACGGTCTTGTTGGGTCAAAAGCAAACTCATCTGCTGCTGAACCATGATACAAAGTAACTGCTTCTGCTTCTGCCAAGGCTGAACGAAGTCTTGTAAGTTCTTTAGGTAGCACAATCGCTGCTGCTTCCTCAACACCAACTAGATTGCCTTTAGCCTTTTCAGCAGCAATGTAATTAGCAATTAGGCGCTCGCCACCACGCTCAATGTCTGCCATGCGTGTACGGATTTCTCCTGCAAGACCCTTACGAGAAAGGTCAAGACCACGAAGCATGTCTTGAAGTTTTGCAACTTCATTACGCAAAACATTGATGTCGTCTTTACGACCTGCTAAAACTTCAACATTATCAATAAGGCGAGTAAATCCTGCCTTACGATTGTTTAAAAATCTCTTTACAGCCTCAGGTCCACCAACCGCAGCAGCGGATGGTAGAGCAAAAGCCTTAGCCATCATAGATAGTTGTGCTTCTGTAAGGTTACGAACTGTATAACCTAAGCGCATAAGAACAGATGTCTTGAAAATGTCGTTAACATTATCAAGGGTGTTCATAAACTTTTGTCCACGAACGGCAATTTCCGTTGGGTCAATACCTGAAAGGATGCTTGGTAGCACTCTTTCGTATGAGTCAATACCGTTCTTTAGTCGGCGTAAGTCCATTGCAATAACAATGTTTGCAGACTCACGCTCTAACTGTGGAAACTTAGCAATTACTGGACCGTTCTCTGTAAAGATAGACAAGAAGCCACGGTCTTTGTGTTCTTTTAATGTCTTAGCACGGCGGTAATCAAAAATTGCATAAAGTTTTTCAATCTGCTGTTGGCTCATGTTTGGGGCAATAATTCCCAAAGCATCTTTTTCTGCCAACTTAATAATGTTTAAACGCTCACCTTCGGTGGCTGCTGCAAGATACTGGTCAGCATAAACGCCAGCCTTAGTTGCAAATGTTCCACCTGATAGTTCAACGGCTTCACGCAAAAATGCGTTCATCTCCACATAGGAGTCAGCATCATTGACTTGGAATACACCGCTTGGGCGAAACTTAGTAAAAAATTCTGATTTGCCCTTCATGTAATTAACAACCATAACGGCTGGATGAAGGCTTGTCTTTTGTATCATTGTAATTTCAGGGTCAGCAAAAGTCTTTGCTAACTTCTCTGCTTGCTTTCTTGCATAACCTGAAAGTGGTCCACGGGCAAAAGTTCCACCACGGAACTCATTACCACCAGTAGAAACTTTTTCTAGTGCAATACGGAAACGGTCATCCTCTTTAACAAGAGTATCTAAATAAGTTCCAACTGCACGGTTGTATTCAGGGTTAACAATTAAATCACCATCAAGTTGTCCGTTTAGTGCTTCACGATAAGGCTTTGGGACATCTGTTAGATTATCAAGAACAAGTGCTGCTTCATCATCAACCTTTGCGATTGATGCCATTGCTTGCTTGTCTAATCCCATTACTGCACGGAAGGTATCAACAACTTCTTGGTCAGTAGTTGCACGACCAAATAAATAAGCCATAGCGTCAGGATGTGTAACACGCTTTTTAGACCAGTATCCATACTGACCTTTAGCATCAGTTTGTGCAAGGAACTTAATGTCCTCAACTGCACGACCTTCGCCTTGAAGCGCACGACCTAATAGGTCATCCATGCCTTCTTTAGTCATTGCAAAATTACCAAAAACTTTACGAGTTAAAGAACCCGGAAGTGCTGCAACACCTGTTCTGCCTGCACCTTCTAGTGCGGTTACCATTGGCGCACGGGCTGCAATAGTTAAACCTTTACCTGCAAACCCAGCAAAGAACAATGGGTCAATAGTCATAGATGAAGTAAAGTCAACAGAACCGCTAGCAAACTTACCAATGAACTGGTCGTTAAATGCTGCTTCTCTGTCCTCAGGATTAAATAAATCAAATCCTGCTGCTAAAAATTTTAAATTACGGTCAGTAAAATCATGGAACCAACCTGAGTTTTCTGCTGCGTTCTTGCCCTGACCAAACAAAGATAGGGCAACTTGACCCATAGAAATTTCATCTTTGTTTTCGGCTACGCGCTGTTGGTATTGTTCGTATGTTTCACCGGGATTTTTGTATCGGTTATACATAAAAGGAAGTTCAAGTCCTTTTTGTACAACTGCTTCACGGGCTTGACCACCTAATTCATAAGATGCTTCGCCAAGCGCAAAGAGTCCCTTAACTGCACCACGAACTGGCGTAGTTCCGACTTTAACAACACCTTTGGCAACATTAACGGCATCTACATACCATGGGTCATCATTTGACCCTGATGTAGCAATGTCGTGAACTAAGCCCGGTATGCCTGTAAAATTAACAACGCCTTTGGCAATGTCGCCAATACGGTTATACCAAGCCATTAAACTTGACTCCGTAAATAGCGATAGAAGTTACGCATAGCGTTTGATGCGTTTGGTGACTCAGCAATGCGTGCATAGACTGGCAACACAGCCATAAGTCTTGCAACATCCTCAGAGTTCTGAGCAGCAATCATTGCTGGGGAAGTTAATACTTCCGGACCTGCACCAGCACCTGATGGGATACCAGTAGTAACTGGTTCCTCAGGGTATTGAGTTGGTTGGTCTAAAGGTGTAACTGGTTTAGCATAACCTGCTAAGGCAGAACCTTGATTTAATGGTAAAGATGCAGGGGCGGACTGTCCATTACTCATGGGTGCTTGGGTTTGAAGTTCATAGAAATCTTGTCCCTCACCATAAGCCATGCCTGCTGCGTATCGCGCAGGTTGTCCATCCGTTCTTTGAGAGAGCGCACCGGGTCCTGAAACTGGTGCAGGGTTGGTCGGTTTCCTGTATCCACCGCGCTGGTCTGCCATTTTATCCTGCTTTCATTTCGCTTTAAGAGCGTATCTAAAGTGCATCTTTTAAATTTATGAGTAGTTTTTTTTAAACAGCGTACTCAGGCTGCATCAATGAAGTTCTTACTTGTTCTTGGAACCGCGGGTTCCCTTTGGTTGCTTGCTAAGAAAAACCATACCGCCTTTAGGATTGCCCTTTTTTGGAGTGCCATCTACGCGTGGCTTTTGTACATTAGCCTTACCTGCTGAACCTTGGTTCGCTGGCTTCTTGCTGTATCCCTTCATTTATTCACCCCCTTTACGCTGGTACTCGCCGAATTAGGCTAGCCTGTAAAT